TTTTGGGTTGTTTAATGCCATGTTATCTCCTTTAATGATAAGTTATCTTTTCAGCTTCTATTATAAAACTTTTATTAGCAAAATCAAATAAGTTTTCTGCTTCTATTACACCTACTTCTTCTACTAATATTAGTTTTGACACGTTGATTAACGCTGTTGCAAACTCAATAGGGTCTATTTTTTCTTCATCGATATTTTTTCTGGCCGTTTGATAAAGACTTTTGTACCATTTATCGTAATTAGTCACGTTTTGCCCTTCCTCTTTCCTTTTCAAGGGCTACTCTAGCACGCAATTCTGCAATATCCTCAATAGAATCTATCTTTTGCGCTTGTAAATCTTCTTTTTGTGCGAATTTCATTTTATCTAAAGCTATTCTTTCCTTACCTTCAGTTACTTTTCGCTGTAAATCTTGCTCTTCTATGTTTAATTCCTTCTCACGTAGCGCAACTAGCTGATCGGTACCTTGTGCTTCAAGCAATTCTTGCTCCTCTGCTACCATATCGTTAGTTAATTCAGCAATTCGAGTAGCAATTTGTGATTCTATTTCTTTTTGTACTTGTTGTGCCTGTTGTTGCATCTGTGGATTTTGTGCCATCATAGGATTTTGCATCTGTTGTTGCATTTGTTGTAATTGTGGTCCTATTTGTGCCATAACTTCCTGTCTTGCTAGCAATGCTGTGTGTTCAGAAATATGCCCTTGCAGTAATGCTAACACTTGTAGGTTAGATTTAACTAAAGAACTAGACATAAATGCTCTATGCGCATCGATGTGTGCTTGTTGGTTTTGAACTTCAAAAGCACGTAGTGGTTTTAGCCCTAAAGCCATCGCATTCTCTATACCAGGATCAATTGGTTTTGGTTCTGGTGGTGGAGGTAATAAGGCTTCAATGTTTTGAACATTTAAAGCTTGATACATTCGACGATATGCTTCTTGTAAGTTATGTATTTCTGGCGCTGCTTGCGCTAATTGTAATTGTAGTTGAGCCATTGCCACTCTTTGTGACATTGAAAACATATTTGGATCAGAAACAGGAACAACATCAACACGATCATCAAAATCTGTTTGCTTAATCATTTGATTACCGCCAACAACCATGTATGGATATTCAGGTGGTAAGAAAGTTCCAAATACTTTTGCTAATAATTTGAACTCATGTTTTTGTGCGTAATGTAAACGTTTGTGGATAGCGCTCATTACTTTTGCGCCTTGTTCCATCATGGCTAAAGTTGTACCAACTGGAGCATTTGTATTTGTTTCAGAAATTTTTATATCAGCTACTGCTGCAAACTTTTGTCCAGCGTCAACACAAAAACCTAAAAGATTAAATAATGTTGGATCGGGTCCCTTGTACGGTAGTGGCATTAAACCAGAACGTAAGTCCCCGCTTGGTGCGTCTATGTCCCTGAACTCTCCTGGTTGTAATGGACTGTCGTCATCAGAGATTCGTATGCCCTTGGCTTTAAATCCTGCTGGTAAGTTGGAAAGTGTTCCCGCATCAATAAGTTGACGAAGCGTGGAGGTAGCCGTTCTTGATAAACCCCCAAGCATATGGATAAGACCAAAACCGTAAAAGCCAAGACCAGGAAGGAACTTGTAGTGAACGAAATATTCAATTTTTTTTCTAAGGGGATCTGTCTCTTGGTAGTTTCTGTATATAGATAATATTTTATTAGAGCCTTCATCAACGGTTACAATGTATGGCACCTTAATACCAGTAGCCTCTCCAGTTGTAACGTCGACATCTTCGAAACCTTCTATGTCTAAATCGCAATGTATTTCGTACAGCGTATAAACATCTTCTTCGTATCCTGTTTTTTCTACGCCTTCTAACTCATTATATTTTTTCTGTATGCTTGTTTCTTCATTACTTGTTTGAACATCAACATCTCTATAAAATCCTGCTACCTGTTGTTTGAGCAAATCATTTTGTGACATCTTTACGATGTGTGTAACACGTTCCGCTGATTGTAAATCTGTTGCTAAGTAGTTAACAATTAAATCTTCACTAGGAATAAATTTTGAAACTGCCGATTGTCTTGTTGCATCATAGTAAACTTTTTTAAAAGCCGATCCTGCAAGAGGCAAATGAAAAAGTAACTGATCCATATCGGGTGTGTACTCTTGCATCTTATCTGTAATTTGATAGTTCATGAAATCTTGAACTCTATCTGCTTGCGCTATAACTTCTGGACTCTCTGCTCCAATGATACTTGTTTTAACAGGGCCACTTGGTGGTAGTAACTCTTTGAATGCTGATGCTTGAAACTGTGTAACGGACTCTGCTAATAGTGGATGCGTAACACTGCTCGCTCCTTGAAATGGCTCAGAACGTTCTTGATGTTTAAATCCTAATAAATCTAATCCCTTAGTATACGAAAACTCCCACTCGTGCCGTGATTCACGGTCCGATTTTACTTCTCCAACAATATCACTAGCGATGTTGCCTAGTATATTATCATCTAAAAATTCTGCTAAGTTGTCTGCGAATCCCGCTTCAAGTGGCTTGGATGACGGATCAAAGTCTATAACTGCTCCGCCTTCTTCTGTTTCCTCAACCTCTATCTCTTCATCGCCATTTATTCCTTTAACAATATCACTTGCTTCAACGTCCACCGTTTCTTCAACTTCTAGATCAGGATTTGCAACTCCTGTAATTCTTTTATCAACAGCCATTATCTTCTCGCCTTACCATAACCACGTTTAGCTGCTCCGCCTGAACGCATTCTCATTGGTTTCATTTTTATCACGGAACCTTCTGCTGAACCTTTAGCAAAACCACCTTCATTATATCCTTTTACGTATGTTGGATTAATTGTAAATAACTCTTGTTGTATAATTTCTATTTGATCTTGATCACCATTTGCGATTGCATCCTCAAGGAGATCTCTTAATTGTTTTACTCTACTCTCGACCATAGGCCCTCCTAATAATAATTTCGTTGTACACCAAGTTGCAATGGTGGATCTTCATAATCTTCTGGATGAACAACAAAATTACCTTGACGGAACCTTAACATAGCTTGGGTCATACTGTCCACTAAATCATCATGTTCACCGTATGGAAAAGCTGCACACTCTTCCACCATCTCTTCTGTCCATCTTTCATCTGGTCGCCATACCATGCCAGCTTCAAATAAAGGAGCAACAGAATTAACTCTTACATGTTTATCATTTCCTTTGCTAGGTGTAAAGTTAACAACGGGAATACCCATGGTCCGTAATTCGTGAGTCAAGGGTGTTCCACTTGCTTTCGCTTCCACAATTATGGTTTCCGGTTCCCAATATTTATATTCTTCTAACGCTACTTTTTTTAATTCAGGAAAATCCCATCTCCCTTTTTTACAATCAATTAAAATAGCATGGGGCTTACCGTTCTCTTCAGGGAAGAATATACCCCACGTACTAATGGCACTATAGTCTGCCGTTTCTTTTTTACTAAATGCTGTATCATAACTTTGTATCACATGTATCAAATCAGGTATACGCTCTTGCTCCCACACTTGCCACCACTCACGTTTGATGATGGAACCTTCTTCAGAGGTTGGTTGTTGTTGCCATTGTGCTTGCCACTTCTGCTCGGTTAGGGAAGCTTTGACCGCTTCGAGTTCTTCTAGTTTCCAATACTGTGGCCAAATAGGTTGATTAGTAGGAAGAATAGCAGGAAACTCTACAACTTCCCATTGATCTGCTTTTGGTTCTGTTTGTGCTTTCATTAACTGACCAGTTAAATCTTTTGTTGACCAACGTGTCATAACAATAAGAATTCTACCTCCTGGCTGTAAACGTTGTCTAGGACCAGAGGTATACCACTCGTAGGCATTATCCATGGCTGTCTCAGACAATGCATCTTGTTCCGAATGAGGATCATCAATAATCAAGAGATCCGCACCACGGCCCGTGATTGCACCACCAACACCCGCAGCAAAATATTCTCCGCCATGATTTGTTTCCCAACGTCCCGCTGCTTTACTGTCTGCACTTAAGTTTACATTTTCAAAAACATTTTTATATTCTCCAGTGCCCATCAAGTTTCTAACCTTACGACCGAACCGGTAAGCGAGTTCCGCTGTGTGTGTTGTTTGTATAATTTTTAATTTAGGATTTATTCCCATCATAAAAGCAGGAAACAAAAATGATGCGAATTCTGATTTGGTATGCCTGGGCGGCATGTTCACAATTAATCTTTTAATTTTTCCGTCTGCTAGATCTTGAAGCTTGGATGCTGTCTTAAGGTGGTGGGGCCCTTTTACAAAGTCTGGCCACATCACTCGTACAAAATTTAAGAAGTTATCTTGGGCTGCAGCCTTAAGTTTTAATTCCTGTTCACGGAGCAGCAGCTTGAGTTCTTCAGCTGTTGGTTTAATCATGATATCTTTTTTATACTATATGTTTGTATAAATCACTAATTATAGGTCGTCGTCAAAAACCCGCCCGTCGCATATATGGGGGTGGGGGTCTTAGAAAACGCTTAGACTATTTGGGAAGAGTAGGGGTTACCTTTTTGGATTGTGTTTTGTTTTCACGTGAAAAGTAGGGCGAGCCAGTTTTGTTTTAGGTTTTGCCTTACGAAAAGTTATCCACAACTAATTAAAATAAATTAATTTATTATCTTGTATTATCTTTTATAATGTTTATATTATAATTATATATCAAGCTTGGTTGAGCAACTGACTGACAACCTCCGATCTCGGAACATACTACGGGAAGGAAAGAAAGAGTCTACCAAGTAGATATATAACCCAAACGGAGGATCTATGAAAATAGATAAGAAGACTACCGTTGTAGGGTTTGCGGACGCATTATCGCAAACACTTGATATCATTGCTAAGAAGATGAATGAGCAGCAAAATCAAATCAACGCCGCTCATAGTCTGATTGACAATCTACAACGAGAACTAGACGAAATAAAATACCCAACACAAGAAAAGAAATAAAATAGTTTCAATGTTGGGTTGAAAGTGGGGGGCGATAATCGCCCCCTAGAAATTCTCCTTAGTAGAGTTAGGTGGCTTTGTGTCCGAATCCCAGTGTTGGGGATCCTCATAGATAGGATAATAGACCATAAATGACCAGTCGGTGGCTACGACAAGGGTTTGTGGTGTAGGGCATAAGGATCAACATCACCTAGCTCCACTAAGGAGAATTAATAATTCAACCGATTGGAGAAAGCATGACTAGTAAAGACTATATAAAATTAGCGTTAATGTTTCAAAATGCTATTGCCGCTAATAACGAAGAGAAAG